GTTAGGTGTGTATGTATCTAACTAATGTAAAGATAATCTTAAAAATTACTATAAACTAATAATATAAACATATATACATATCATACATCAATATTGCGTTTTTATTGCGTTTTACAAAAAAAGGAGGATTAAAGATGAAGGATGAATTACAAAAATTAAAAGGTCAAATGATGTATGTACGGGAGCAATTATACTTATTGAGTAATCAAGAAATTGCTTTAAGTAATCAGATTTTTATACTTGAGCAAATAATATCTAAACAACCAATTATACCCACTAAGACTGCGCCAATAAAAAAAGGAAAGAAATTTTGAGTAATTTAATTAAATTACAAACTACAATAGATTTACTTAGAGTGGAGGAAAGCTATGAACAAGGAACCTTTGGTATATGGTTGATTGATAGTCAAATATTTTGTTTTACCTTAGAACCATGTGATGAAGAAAATGCTTCTTTTATTAGTTCCATACCTGCTCAACAATATACATGCAGACGTGTATTTACGGGTTTATCATGTGTATTAAGATTAGGTATAAATGAAACATTTGAAATAATGGATGTACCAAATAGATATAATGTGAAAATACATCCAGGAAATATAGATGAACATACTGATGCTTGTATTTTACTTGGGGAAAGTATTGGTAAATTAAAAGGAAATAAAGCTATTTTAAATTCAGGTAAAACTTTTTTAAATTTTATGCAATTAATGGAAGGTGTGGATAAGTTTCATTTAACTATTAAAGAGGAGTATTGATTGTGGGAGAAATTTTAAGTAATATTTCTGGATTGTTTGCCCAAGGTGTCATGCAGATAATAACTGCTGCCATAATTTCCGGTATTGGAGTAATTGGTGGTATTATCTGGAAACGGCGAGCAAATTTATTAAAAGAAGTTGTTGAATGTGTGCAGGTGATCATGAAAGCGGTCGATAAGGATAGTGATGGCGGTAAAGCTATAACATCTGCAGAAATGACTAAAATTATAACTGAATTAAAAGATTTATATCCAGCCGGGATGGCTGTTATTGTAGATATGAAAAAGAAAGAATAAACACTGGTTCCTCGTCCTTCAATCACCAGTGGGAAAACTGTCATAGTTCTTCGGAATTGTGGCAGTTTTTTTTTATTTTGAAAAAAGTGAAAATAATGCTTGCATTTTGTTTATCTATCCTACATATTAGGTATATGAACAATACAAACACAAAAAACAAGGGGAGTATCATGAAACGGAATTTAGGAGTTTTAGTAACTGAATGGAATGAGATTCGTAGAACCGAAGAAGATTATCATGATGATGTTTCTGCTTGGGGGGCACCTTCAGAATGTCATGGAGATGTTTCAGAACAATTTGATATAATCCGAAAAGAATTTGTTGTAAAAAATGGATTTGAAGATGAAGGTAAATTTATGAAGGAAATTAGAAATAGAACTTGTGCCCATTATGTTCATTATAATGTAATGTAATTTAAACAGTCAAAACACGGAGAATTGAAAATGTCACGAAGAAAAGTTGATGAAATTAAGGTTGGAAGTTTTACGGCGAGGATTTTGAAAGATTCAGAATGGAATGAGTATGTTGTTCAATATTTTTTAGGTGGTGAACATATTGGTGAAGATGATGACTCAGATAGTTTTTGTGAGGATAAAAAAGAAGCTCAGTTGGTAGCAAAAGATACCTTAAATCGATATAACAAAAATATGTTGAATGAATTAAAAAAACGTATGAAATCTTTACACTCGGTGATCCTCAGGGAGTATCAAAATAGTGGAGATAGTCCTTCTGTACTTCATATTAAAAAAAATCAAAATTGGTTTCTTTTTCTTGAAAAATTTGAAGATGCTGAACGTGCACTTGATAAAATTAAATAACATTTTCCTGATGGGCAGTCCTTCGGGACTGTTAAGGGACAAGAGTTGTCCAAAGTCAACTCACAACACGGAGAATTGAAAATGGATGAATTATTAGAAGCTTTCCAGAATGGTCATATATCATTTAAAATGTTCATAGAGCGTTGTGATGATTCTCAGCAGGTAAACGATCCATTTACGGCAATTGAGGCATACACAGGCGAATCTGACCGCCTTAATGAGGAAGTTAATGAGTCCTTGTTTCTTGATGTTATGTATGCTTGATAAAAAATCATTTGTATTATGCTAAAAAATTTCGTATATTAAAGTTGTCGATTGTTACATCATTTAAATTTCATTTATCTTAATACAGGAGGTTCACATGTTTAACATTAAAGAAAATCTCAAAGGTAATGTTTACACACTCACTATTGATTTGAGTGCGAAAACCAGGACGAGCAAAAGTGGCAAATCGAAAGTTATTGCCAGCACGGAAGGAAATGTTGGTATTGGCAAAGACGAAATTAAACTCGGGTTGAATCTTTACAAAGCAGTTTAATGTCAGGTAATTAAAAAAATGAAAATTAAAAAAATGAACATTCCAGACAGACACATTAAATCCGGTAAAGCTAAAAGGAGGACTACAAAAGTACATATTTATAATAGGCATGAGATTCAATTCACATTTATTATGGATAATATGGAAGTTGGGAGCGATCATACGGAATGGTTTAAAGCTATTGAATTAGCAACCACATTAATAATTCATAAAATAAGAGGAGGAAGTGCTTGTAGGTTATTTAGGGTGGATGTTGATGGGCAAATAAAATATGAACTCAAAATGAAGGACAATACAATGGCAAAAGCAAAAAAAACAGCAGCAGTAGCAAAAACCGCAAAAACTGACCCGGTCATAAAGATCAAGAAAACCACCGCAACAGTGGCAGCAAAAACCACTCCTGCAGTCAAGGTTGACAAAACTCCGAAAGTTACAAAGAAAACAAAGCTTGCTCAGATTCTTCTTGCACTCCCGAAAGCAGGAAAAACTGTTGAGCAGTTAATTGAACAGTCCGGCGTGAACAAATGGGACGTGAAACTTCTCTTATCCTTCGCTGTTGATCTGAAAGTTGTTGAAACCCGAAACAACAAGTATTATACGATATAACATTCCCGGCGTACATTACTTACACAGGATCCTGATAGTAAGATATTAGGATCCTGTTTTTATTATATGTTAATATTGAATTTATATTTTTTTATTGCATTTCATTTTTACTTATGTTATATTGTATTAATTCAAAAAAAACAATACCTTAATTGGTTATGAGATGAAAATACGAAAACGGCGAATCCTACGAGATTATCAAAAAACTGCCCTTAAATATATGAATAAGCAAGAGCATTCTGCCTTATTTATTGAAATGCGACTTGGCAAAACTCTCATTACAGTTAGATGGGCTAAACACCATCCAGAGCTACAACGTATATTAATCGTATGTCCTTACTCAGCCTTTTACGGATGGAAAAGAGAACTACGTTTAGAAGGTGAATCTGCACCAGTAGAACTTACAGGTACTTGGGAACAACGATCCGTAAATCTTCACACATCAGAAAAATGGTATATAATTAATAAAGAAGGATTTCAATGGTTACCTCAATTAAAAGATAAGCATTGGGACGTTGTTATTCTGGATGAATCTACTTTTATAAAAGAACCTCGAACCATTACATCAAAGTTTTTCGTGAAACATTTTAGAGATGTACCTCATCGTATTTTACTCACCGGAACACCTGCACCAGAAGATGAACTAAATTACTTCCAGCAATTACAATTTCTAAATCTGGACATACTCAATATAAAAGATTATTGGACTTTTAGGCATAGATGGTTTAGTGAAATTCCATTTGAGCAAGCTTCTATATTTTATATGCCTGTAAAGAATCGGAAAAAATTTGCACGAATATTAAAAAGAAATTGTTTCTTTTTAAGTCGTAAAGATGCTGGATTAAAAAATATTAAAATATATGAACCTCGTTTTATTAAATTAAATGATCAAGCAAAAAAAGTATATGAGACATTAAAGGAAGAATTTATTCTTGAACTTGAGGGAAAAGTTTTGGATACAACTATTTTTGCTGTCACAAAATTTATCTGGATGCGGCGGTTATTTGGCGGATTTGTTGAGGATAAATATATCTTCAGTGGCAAATGGGATGAACTTAATTATCTTATGGAAGGAGAATTATATGGTGAGAACTTAATTATTTGGTGTACGTTTATTCAAGAAATAAAATTTTTACACAGTAAAATTAAAAATTCAGAAGTTATATATGGGGGGGTCAAGCCCAAAGAGCGAGAAGCAAGCTTACAAAGATTTCAGGCAGGGCAAACCAAAGTCCTGATTGCTCAACCAGAATGTTTTAAATATGGCACTGACCTCTCCATATCAGATACAATGATATATTATTCAACTCCACTTGGATTAGAATCAAGATTACAAACGGAAGATCGCATCATTAATTTAAAAAAATCATCGGCCTTAATTATTGATTTAATCATAGAGGATACCATTGAAGAAAAAATATTAAAAAGTCTAAAATCTAAAGAATCTAAACAAGAAATGATCAAAAGGATTATAAGGAGTTTACCAAGTGAATGATATAGATAATTTATTTAATAGAATTACAGTTGATCCTGGCAATGTTACAGCTTGGGCTAAATGGGGTACAGATATATATCCTAAGACAGGTAGTTTTACTAATAATCGTATTAAGACCAGACCACTTGAGGAGCAATTAGAATATATGTGGCATATGTTCAATGTCTTACTTAAAAAATACGAAAAAGTAAGTACCTGCTACATTGAAGGAGTTGAAGTGTGGGCAGGTTCTTTGAGATCCAATGTAGCATCAAAATCAGGTAGCCTTACTAAACTCACTCTTTTGATTGGTGGCTATTGTAGAGTCTGTCAGCAACACGGCGTTGGATTTCAAATAATCCTACCAACGAAGTGGAAAGGTCAACTGAACGATGAAATGGTACGACAACGAGTATTCAGAGCTAATGGTAATCATTATCCAAATCCTCATATTACTGATGCTGTTGGCATTGGTTTACATTTTTTGGGAGAATTGTGAAACAGTCTAAAATAAAAAATTGTATGAAATGTGATTTGTATAAATACAGAAGAAATGTAGTTATAGGCAGGGGATCTATACCAGCAGATGTACTGTTTATTGGTGAAGCTCCTGATCGTTCAGAGGATTTAATAGGAGTACCATGTGTGGGACGGCAAAAACACGTTCTAAACGATTTAATTTCTTCAACGAGTATTGTGTCATTTTATATAATAAACTGCATTCTATGCCGTACAACAGACTCTCTGTGTGGTAATAATAGAGATCCTTTATTGAAAGAAGTCCTTGCTTGTACTTTAAATGTTATGAACATAATAAAGAAAGTTAATCCCAATCATATAGTACTACTTGGTAAGATAGCAAAAAAATATTATTTTAAAGAATTTCCTGATGCAATATGTTTACAACATCCGGGATTTTTAGCAGGGCAAGGTGGTGTTAGAAGTCCTTATTATCGAGTTAATTTAAGACGATTGAAAGAAGGATTAAAATGGCAAAGCGCAAAGTTATAAAATGTAGTGTAGCGGGTTTCGGTGCAATACCACTATGTTATTTAGTGCCGAATTGTGAAGATTGTCCTTTCTGGGATGATGATGATTGTGAGGGCAAATTAGAAGACCTTGTTAAAAAGAACGGTCTCACTATCGAGATTGAACCGGAGGACTAAAATGAAAATTAAAAAAATTGTAAAAGTTGGAAAGATTAAAAAAGTAAAAGTATCTAAAACGGTTGAACAAATTAGGATTCCTGCTGGATATTCTTTAGAAGAAACGGGAACTACTCAGAGCCTTATAGCCAAATATCTCCAATGTAGAATTGGATATTTACTTGCTTTAAATCGTTGGTATGATCCTGCACGAGAAAAAAGTATGGTTTTTGGAACTATTGTGCATGAGATTCTGGATAGAATATACACGCAAGCAATCAAGAAGAAAACTATTAGTTCTTCTTTTCTTATTGAAAAATGGGTTAAGGGATTTAAAATAGATGAACTCACTAAAGGTAAAATATATGTTGTTATGACCGAATACATGAGTTATTATCATGATGATTTTCAAACTAAAAATTTTACTGATGCAGAACATACTTTTGCTGTTGATTTTAAAGGTGCCAAACTTCGCGGAAAGATTGATCTTCGTTTTCTTGTTAAAAATAAATTATGGATAATGGAACATAAGACAAAAGGTAGAATTGAAGAAGCTGCTTTATTACTAATATTAAATTTTGACTTCCAAAATCTATTTTACATTCTGGCAAGTGAGTTAGAGAAAAAGCAAGATGTACAGGGTGTTCTTTATAATGTGATCAGAAATCCCAGCTCTAAACCACTTAAGGATGAATCTTTAAAGCAGTATCTGGATAAATTACGATTGAACATACAAAAGGATCCTGAGCATTTTTTCAAAAGATTTGAAATACCTTATACAGTTCCAGATAAAAGACGATTTGGTTATGAATTAGATTGTATCCTACGAGAGATATATTTATTACTCAATGGCAAAATTGTTCCCTATAGAAATTGTACCAGTTGTGTAAGTCAATATAAATGTGATTATTTATCAGCTTGTGGAACTGGTACATTGGCAGGATATAAAAAGAAACCACATTTATTTATGGAGTTAGACTAATAATTAATTTAATAACTAATTTGGGAGTGGAAGCAGTGAAAGCTGTATGAATCCTAATTGGGGTAGCCGTACCTCATTAAATCTCTGACATGTGTGTCTGCCATTAGGAGCTGAAGGACACCGTCCACTCCCACCGATAAAGGAGAATTAAATGATGGGAATAAGTATGCTATTTATATATTCTTTTATTTGCATCCTGTCAGCATCAATTGGATGTTGTATTGGGTTAGTTGTAGGATTTTTTATTGGAAAATATATCAAAAAAATTATAATTAAAGCAGAGGGGTAAATCATGGCAGTAGTAAAAAAATTAGTAAAGAAAACAGTAGCAAAAAAAACAGTAATTAAGAAAAAAGCATTTACACGATTAGAATTGACATTGCCAACGAAACGATCTGTACCATCAACTAATTTGAGGGATTATACCAATCTTATCTTCGGTGCTAAGAAGATTGGTAAGACAACTCTTTCAAGTCATTTTCCGGGTACTCTGCATTTCATGTTCGAGGCAGGAAGTAAGGCACTGGCAATTTTTGATAGATTAGTTCCAACTTGGGAACATTTTCTTGGATATATTAAACTCCTTGAAGAAGGAAAACATGAATTTTTAAATGTAACTATTGATACAGGAGCAATTGCATATAATAGGTGTTTAAAGTACATATGCAGTAAAGAAGGCCTTAATCATCCCAGTGATCGTAAAGATTATGGTGCTACATGGAGTATGGTTTCTACTGAATTTGAAACAGCACATGCCCGATTAGCATCTTGTGGTTTGGGTATATTAGTTATTGCACATCAAAAGATTATAGAAGTTGAAAAAATGGATGGTACAAAGATTGAAAAAATAATGCCGTTATTGAGTGGACAAGCAAATGAATATTATGCAGGTTCAACCGATAATATCTTTTATTATGAATATGAAAATAATCAAAGATTTTTGACCATACGAGGAAGTGAATTTGTGGATGCTGGAACTCGATGTGAGAAAAATTTTATTACTACTTCTGGAGAGTCTATTTATCGCATACCAATGGGTAATAATTCAGAAGAAGCTTATAATAATTTAGTAAGTGCTTTTAACAATGAGCAAATTGAAACATTCAAACCGCTGGTCAAAAGAAAGGTACGAAAGGTAGTGGCCAAGTTGAAGAAAATTAGGTGATCATAACCAATAACGAATTAAGAAAAAGAGGTGAAAACATGGTTTCAAAATTCAAAGCACGTTTGAAAAAAATGGATAGTCAGTGGAAAGAATCAAAGAAACAAGCAAAAGAGATGTTTGCCGAAGTTGAGGCAGGTGTTTATATTGCAACATTACAGAAGTTTGAGATTGGAGAATCTGGTTCAGGTAATCTCCAAATCAAACGTCAGCACTTGATCACGGAAGGTGAGTTTGGAGGTGTTACTGTATATGATAATCTTCAACTTGAAACTTCTGAATTATCTTTAGCATTTGCCCGCAGGGAAATTGACTCCTACGGATATGAGTGCCCAGCTAAAATGGAAGATTTACCAAATGTCTGTGAGGCAATTGCTGAAGCTGCTCCTGCTGTTAAAATAAAGGTATCTCATTCTGGTAATTTCACTAATGTTACTGTTATGGAAAATCTCAGTGAAGAAAATGCCGGTGGGTATGCAGTAGAAGAAATAAAAGCAATGAATCGCGGCTCTTTAGTTAATGTTATTGAAGAAGAAAAATTATCAGATATTGATCCCGATGATTTCAGTCTCAAGGAATTACAGGATGCTATTATTGAGGCACTTAATGGCACACCTTCCGATGAAGAAGAGGCCGAAGAAGCCGAGGAAGAAGCCGAGGAAGAAGTTGAGGAAGTAGAAGAAACTGAATCTGTAGATGATGCTGAAATAGCATTATTAGAAGCCATTCGGGAATTTTGTACTGGTCAGGACATACCTGTTGAAGAGACCGATGATCTCGATGCCATCAAGCAGTATATTGATGAGTACCAGTATAAGGAAGATGAAATTACTGATGATGAAGTTACTCTTCTTGAAAATCTCGGCTTGGAGTCTGACATTATAAGGACTCCAAAAAAGTCAACAGCAAAAGCAAAAAGAAAAAATAATTCATAACCTTTAATTTTTATCTCAAGGGACTGTGGCGAAACTGGTAAACGCACACTCTTGTAGGCTACAATGAGTGGATGATAAAGCCTACTATTCATCGTGCAGGTTCGAATCTTGCCAGTCCCTTGAGATTGAGGAAGTATATTACAAATGCTCAAATATGACCAAAACCATGCTCCTGGAGAGTAAAATGCTTTTTAAAACATTCGACATTGAAACTACCGGATTTAATCCTCGTGAAGATACAATTTTTTCATATTGTATTGGTAATTGGGATGGCAGTGTAGGTGTATATCGAGTGGATCGTGATAGAAAAACAAATGCTATTAATCAAGAAAAACAAAAGGCATTTTTTGCAGATACTAATATTGCCAAAATATGTCATAATTATCATTTTGAATTATCTTTCCTTAAATCACATAATATCCCAATTCCAGAAGAAACGGTTTGGCATGATACAATGATCATGAGTCAATTATTATATAACCTTGCACCAAGTCATTCTCTGGATGCTTTATGTTGGAATTTAGGTGGGTATAGTCGAGCATTAGATATTAAAGTAAAAATATTGGGAAATAAGCTCGGTGGTTATCAGCATATTCCAGAGTATATAATGAAACCTTACCAGGTATCAGATGGTGAACGTACAATGCTTTTATTCCAGTTATGGTATGAGGAAATAAAAGCAGATAAAAAATTGTATGAAGATTATCTGAATGAGATTGCACTTATTAAAGTCACACAGCAGATGGAAGATCATGGTATTAAAGTAAGTGTAAAGGAGGCAAATAAACTTATAGAATGGCTTGAGATAGAGGTTGAAACGGTGAGAGATAAAACATATGAACTTCTTGGAGAATTTGTAAATCTCAGCAGTGAGCCACAAGTACGAAAAATTCTTTTTGGTACGATGAATCTCCCAGTTCTTACTTTTACTACCAAAGGTAAACAGGCTTCTGTTGATAAAAATGTTTTAATGGATTTTGCCAGTAAAAATAATAATCCGATTTTCAATTTAATATTAAAACACCGATCATATACTAAAGGTATTGCTATGATTAAAAAATACCTTAATAGTATGGATGATAATTGTATTATTCATCCTAAAATAAATACTAATCAAGCACGAACAGGAAGAGAATCAGTAACTAATCCTCCACTTCAAACTGTATCAAAAGAAGAAGTTTTACTTGTTCCTTTTGCCGTACCTGCAAGGCGTTGTTTTACTTCCTTTCCTGGACATGTTTTATTCTTTGGTGATTACGCCGGTATTGAGATGCGTTTAATTGTAGATGCTGCTCATGATGAAATTATGTTAGAGGCTATCCGAAAAAATGAAGATGTACATATGATTGCTTCCAGAATACTTTATGGTGATTTATTTACTGGAGAAAAAATACAACGTGATGCTGCAAAAAATGCTCATTTTGCTATACCATATGGTGCAGGATTAGCCTCCGTTGCTCATGCCTTAGGATTATCATTGGAAGTAACTAATCCAGGATTAAAAGCATATCAATCAAAACATCCAAATATAGCATATTTTTCATCTATAATATCAAAACAAGTTCAAGAATTTGGATATATAATAACACCATTTGGTCGTAAACTTCATTTACCGGCAAATAAAACATATGCCGGAGCAAATTATCTTATTCAGGGAACTGCTGCTGGGATTCTTAAACGAGCACAAGTCAGGGTGGCAGCAGAGTATCTTAAAAATGTATGGAATAATGATATTAGAATTATATTACCAATACATGATGAAATTATTTTAAATTATCCCAGAAAATTATTAAGATATGCTCCGGAAATATTATCTGAAATTGGTAATATAATGACTACCATGCCAGAAATTAAAGTACTCTTATCAGTGGAATGGAAGATGTCTACTACAACGTGGGATAAGGCAAGGAACTATAAAATATGTTAGAAAATTGGCAATTAAAACAAAGACAATCATTACCATTAGATATTAAAATATTAATGAGTGAAAAACGTATTAGAGAGTGGTATGATCACTGGGATGGTTTAATTTATGTAGCATTTTCTGGTGGAAAAGATAGTACTGTATTATTGCATCTTGTACGTAAATTATATCCACGAGTTTGGGGTGTATTTAATGATACAGGATTAGAATTCCCGGAGATAAGAGAATTTGTAAAAACTATAAAAAATGTACGTTGGTTAAAACCAAAAATGACTTTTAAAAAGGTACTTGAAACTTATGGTTATCCTATATTATCAAAAAAAAATCTGTCAGCAATTGGAATATTTACAGAATCCTTCTGATAAAAATGTTAATATACGGAGATATATTCTAACAGGTGAAAAAAGAGATGGTACTTTTGCTAAATGGGAAGATGTTAAATTAGCACAGAAATGGAGATATTTAATTGATGCAGATTTTAAATTTTCTAAAAAATGTTGCAATATACTCAAAATAAACCCGGCACGTGAGTATGAAAAAAGAAGTAGGAAGAAACCATTTATTGGATTGAAAGCAATTGATTCTTCATCCCGAGCTTTTGCTTATAAAAGAGGTGGTTGTAATAATTTTATAAGTGAGCATCCTCGCTCAAATCCTTTAGCATTTTGGACAGAAAAGGATATATGGGATTATATAAAACAATTTAATGTACCTTATTCAAAGATTTATAATATGGGATATAAAAATACAGGTTGTATATTTTGTATGTTTGGGGTACATTTTGATAAATATCCAAATCGTTTTCAATTGATGAAGCAAACACATCCACAGTTATATAAATATTGTATTTTTACATTAGGTTTGAATAAAATTTTAGAACTTATAAATGTAGATTATAAATAAAGGTATAATATGAAAAAGAAATCTCTCAGCATGTTTGAACAACATGGATTTGTACAAGCAGGAGAAGTGGAAAACCAAATATTTGGACAATGCCCTTTCTGCCTGAGAACGAGTCATTTTTATATTAATATAGAAACGAAACAATGGGATTGTAAATCGTGTGGAAAAGCAGGTGGATTTCAAATTTTCTTGCAAGAAATAGTTAATCATTGTCAGCAATATTTTAAACAAAAACCGGCTATTGCTCTTAGTAGAGAACGAGGATTAAAAATTAATACTTTGAGGAAAGCTGGACTCGGATATAATTCAAATACTGATACATATATAATCCCTATAAAATCTCCAGATGAAAAAGAAATTCAAGATGTACGTTTATGTAAATTAGGTAAAAATGTTATCTCAACTAAAGACTGTAAAGTAGGATTATTTGGATGGGATAATATAAACAGTGATACTATTTGGTTATGTGAAGGTGAATGGGATGCAATAGCAATGAGAGAAGTGCTTGAAAAAGTTGGAATAAAACAAACGGTATTAGCAGTGCCTGGAGCTAACACTTTTAAAGGTGAATGGGTAAATATATTTAGAGGCAAGGCAGTACATGTATTATATGATAATGATGAAGCCGGTCGTGAGGGAGCCATCAAAGTTTATAACATGTTAAATGCTGTAGCGGATAGTTTAAAATTTATAAATTGGCCTGCTAAATATGGAGTTGGTTTTGACATTAGAGACTATTATCATCTGAAGAAAGATAAATTGATTAAGAGCCTTACATCAATAATGGAAATGTATCCAGATGGTGCCGAAGTACCAGAAGTGGAAAAATTAGAATATAAAGGTAAGGGAGTACGCCCTGAGGCAGTTTATAAAACATATAAAAAATGGCTAAAATTTCCTAAAGATGATACTACGGTTCTTGATGTATTGTTTGGTGTGATCATAGCAAATCGTTTTCCAGGTGAACCGCTCTGGATGTTTATTGTTGCTCCCTCTGGCGGTATGAAATCGGAATTACTAATGACATTAATTGAAGCTAAAGAAATTTTTTCAGCATCTTCTATATCACCTCATGCTTTAATAAGTGGGGCTAATTTTGGTACAGGAGGAGATCCGAGTTTAGTGCCTAAATTAAACAAAAAGGTATTTGTAGTTAAAGATTTTACGGTAATCTTAAGTATGAACTCAAATGATCGGGAAGAAATATTTGGAATTTTAAGGGATTGTTACGATGGACATTCTGAGAAGCAATTTGGTAATGGAATATTTAGAGTGTATAAAAGTAAGTTTGGTATACTTGCAGGAGTTACTCCAAAGATAGATGAGTTTACGGAAGAACATGTAGCATTAGGAGAAAGGTTTATCAGATATAAAATACCAATATCAAGAGATTTGGATGACCGTATGGAAATAATTTTCAAAGCAATGAGCAATGTGGCAAGCGAAGATACAATGAGAAAAGAATTGTCTGATTTAGTCCTTAAAATTCTTAATTATGATTTTGGTGAACTACCTGAAATATCGCCAGAGATTGAAAGAAAAATAAATGGTCTGGCAATGTGGACTTCACTTCTAAGATCATCTGTTACTCGGGATAAATATACTAAAGAAGTACTTCATTATCCATCAGATGAATTAGGAACTCGATTAGCAAAACAGTTTAAAAAATTGATTTTTGGTATATCCTTATTCAGACGACTTAAAAAAGTGGGTGATGCAGAATATAATATTGTTAAAGGAATAGCATTAAACACCGTTCCTACACGTACTGAGCGCATTATAAGCGGTATATATAACCAAAGTATCACAGCGAGTTATTCAGATGCAGAAATTGCCAATATGATTGAATTACCTTCCAGCACTACAAAAAGATTAATTGAAAATTTATATATGTTACAAGTTTTAAAGAAACAACAATTAAGCAGTATTAAAACAAAATGGAGTTTAACTGATGGCATTATTCATATAACTGAAATTGCGGAGGTGTATAAGAAATGATGCCTAAAATTAAAGGAAAAGTTAAAATTGGCGCAGATAAAGAACTCCCTATAAACCCTGAGACTCTTCCACTAAATACTACAATAGAAGAGCTTGCAGAAATATGTTGTACAAAAGGTGTTAGGGTAACTATTACACTAAAAGAAAAATGAACTTGTCAAATGTTGCGATTATTAATGTTAAGGAGGATGTGTGATGACTGATTTAGGTAAAGCGATAATATTAACTGTACCATCAGCATTATTAGCATTTGCTATTAAATGGGATGTCCCAATTTTATATGGACTTTCGTTGGGTGCAACCTTAGTTGTTATTGATATTATTGTCAATTTTAAAGCCAAAAAGTAATGAAAGGCTTATACCGTGCGTTTAATAGGAGGGTAGTAAAATGAAGCATATAAATCTCAAAAAAGGTGAATCACCGGATGTTGGCTCGGTTTTGCTGAGAGTGTTGAAGAAACAGCCACCAGAAGGACAAACATTAGATTGCATATATCATGAGAAGGCTCATTTTGTCAAATGGAAAAAGAAATACCATCAACCAACAAAGCTAATACTACAAGAGCCTGTATTTGGATGTGACATTCCTCTCCAGTTCCCATCAGGTGAGTATCTGGTGAAGGAAGCTTGGCAATGGGATATTGATGAAGGGTATGTTTATTTGGCAGACGACTTACCGGAAAATACATCCCACGAAAAAGGATATTGGAACTCCCCTGTCACAATGCCCTTATCTGTCGTTAGGTATAAGGTGACGGTTGAGACAACGGTTAAGAGGGTGCAGGAGTTGAGTGTTCAAGATATGTATGATATAGGGATTTATAATAATATATGCCCACAGGAAGATATTGCAAAAGAGTTATCAGACCACTGGAACGCCCTTCATGCCAAACCGGTCCGCAAAGGTGATGGGTATGTCATATATCCTTATAGTATGAAAGGGGCTATGCCTGAAGATTGGTGGATGGCGTCAGAACATACTTACAAGGGTAAATCTCTAACAATCCATGTTAACCCCTACATTCAGGTGATCAAGGTGATTAAGAAGGAGGTATTGTGATGAACAGTAGAATGGAGTTTGCTGAGATGGTGAAAGCCAAATTAAAACCATGCCCGTTTTGTGGCAGCCGTGCACAGATAACAAAATCAATAAATCCGGGATTTCCAAAAGGGATATATACTCTTGAATGTAGAAAATGTCCTGTGGGTATTGACCGGAACTACACACGGAAAAAAACCTTGTTAATGCGTGGAACAGACGGGTGGCAAATGACAAATGACTGGAATATACCGTGCATTCTGTGTTGAGCTTGTCCAGAGCGCATTAAACCACATAAGAAGGAAAGTGAATATGTATGGACAAGCTGCATTTATTGCAGGATTATTTATTGGAATAATAGTTGGGATGTTAATGCTTATTGTATTTCTAATTGGGGGTAAATTATGATTAAGGCAGTCTATGCGACTAGCTGTATCGGTCTGTGGATTTCCGGTATAGCAATCATAGTGATAGCGTGGTTCTGGTGGTTACATGATGTGTACCGATTAGTCCTGTACGCCTTTGACAATGGCGTGTACTGGTTGATGGATTTAATTGAAAGGAGTTAGTGATGCCTACATATACTGCTGAAAAAGTACAAGATTGGGATGATGAACATAAGGAAAGAGTGTGCCAGTGGTGTTGGGATAAAGATTATGGCACTTGCGATGATTGCGCTCTATTTAGAGGGGTGAAGCCACGAGTTACACCGGAAGGGAGAGAATAATGCAATTTGATAAATGGAAAATATCACTGATGGAGAAAGTATAACAACTTGTCAGAATTTACGGGATTTTAACACAGCCGGATATACCGGCAACGGGTGGCAAATGACAAATGACTGGAATATACCGTGCATTCTGTGTTGAGCTAATTCTGAGCGCATTAAACCACATCAAGCGAGGGGATAAGTAATGAAAGCTATAACATGGTGCAAAAAACATAAGGCTTGTAGTGAAGCGATAGAATGGATTAAAGAAAACAATATTCAAACTATGCACGAAGCATGGGAAAAATGTGAACGCTCAGACTGGATGCTCTGGGTTATGGATGAACTTGATTATGGAACAGATAAGCAGTTAAGATTATTTGCGGTGTGGGACGCAAGACAAACCTTTACCAAAGATACGGACAAGCGAAGCATTGAGGCTTGTGATGTAGCGGAAAAATTTGCTAATGGTCAAGCCACAAGAGAAGAGTTGTCTGCTGCCGGGTCTGCTGCTCGGTCTGCTGCTTGGTCTGCTGCTTGGTCTGCTGCTCGGTCTGCTGCTCGGTCTGCTGCTGAGTTTGCCGCTGAGTCTGCTGCTTGGTCTGCTGCTCGGTCTGCTGCTGAGTCTGCTGCTTGGTCTGCTCGGTCTGCACAAGCTACTCAATTAAGAAAGATGTTCAAAAATCCTTTTAAGTGAGGGAAGTAAAATGAAATTATGGTGGTTCAGAATGAAATGTAGGATCATATGGTTTGTTGCTCGTCCATATCAGAAGTATTATAGTTGGAGAATGAGACGGGCAGGAGAAATGGTTGAGCGGATGAGGTCAATGATGAAAAAGGCAGGGTGGTCAAGACAGCGTACTCGTGCTTATTTTCGTAAACTTGGAAGTGATGTGCAAGCACAAGATTCTTTAATTGACAGCATGAGTTATGCAGGAAAAACACGACCAGTAAAGAAACCAGTAAAGTTACAACGGAAAGGAAGGAGACAGAAAAGAGGATGAATTTACGAATAGTTGATACAAATAGTTGTGCCACATGCCATTTTGAAATTTCAGATCGTGATAATCCTTGCATTGATGGTAATGGTGAAAATGTAGCAAGATTTTGTGCATATCATGATGAACAAATTGATCCAATAAGTGTAGGGGTACATTTTATTCATGAAGTAGTTTGTAAACATTTTAAAGAAAGGTAAATGTATATAATGAAGATAAAGAAAATTAAAACACGGATGATCAGCAAAAAAACGAAAAAGATTGATACCACTCTTCCAGTGATCTTAAATGTACCAATAGGTGATGTGCATAACTGGGAAGGTAATCCACGAGTGCATACTACTTCAATGGTTGAGAAATTAGCACAACTTATAAAGATGCACGGTATTCCCTCACCGTTAATTGCCTGGGAAGATAACATGTGTATTTATAAAGGTAACTTGACATTAAAAGCATTGAAGTATCTGGGATATGCTAAGGTTCCTGTGGTGTTCCATAAATTCAAATCGAAATCAGCAGCAACTGCTTATGCCTTATCAGATAATAAAGCCAGTGAATTTGCTGAATGGGATGCTGATGTTTTGAGCATGCTCATGCAGAATGAGGATCTTGATTTAACTGCTGAGAATACCGGATATACAGAAAAGGAATTTAAAGAAGCTCAATTGTTATGGGATTCTGATTTTAAAACAATTGAAGATTTGAAGGAGAATGAAGATGGTCTTACTTGTTTTATAAAGATAAGATGTCCATTCCTGCTTAAAGACGAGATTGTTGAAAAACTCAATGGAGTATTGGGGGAATATAAAGATGTCAAAGTCTCCTAAAATGAAATTGAATTTGCTCATGAGTTATCAGCATCTGAAAAGCAAAAATAAAAGATCATCCGGGAAGCTTGAAACGTGCATTAAACTCTTTCAGGATCGAGCAAAAGATATTAGTCTGATAATTGACTGTGGTGCATTTTCAGTCCAGAGTGGAAATTTAGAAACTGGATTACAAGATTATATTTCATACATAAAAAGAATCCCTTTCCCAGTTGATGGATATTTTCAATTGGATGTTCTTGGTAATCCAGTTATTACAAAAAAGAATCTTAATATTATGTATGATGCTGGATTACATCCAATTCCTATTTTTACGAAAGGAGAAAAAATAAAGGAAATAGATGGATTGTATGACTTAAATCCTTTAGTTGCAATAGGTGCTCTTGAAGGTGGTTTTGCTAAAATTGAAATGGGATATATTAAACGAGTGATGCGGGAGATTGGCAAACGAAAAGTACACTGGCTCGGTTATGTGAACAAACCATTGATGTATTATTATAAACCATATAGTGTGGATAATACTAATTTCATGAGAGGAGCACAATGGGGCTCATTAGAAGTATATTTAGGCGGTGCTCAATGGTGGGTATTGAAACGGCGGGACGTTCCTTCCATGGGAGTTCCGAGTAAAAAGATACAAAAAACTCTTCAAGTATATGGAATTGATTATCGTGAAATCTTGAAGGATGAGAATTGGTGGGGAAGGGATGGTTTAGAATCATTCATGGGTCAGATAACCATGAAGGCATGGATACTGTATGCTATTGATATTTATCTGCATCATAAAATTAAATTTCACTTAGCCGTTGGGATACAGGTTGCTCAAAGGGTTCTAAACATTTATGATCACTGGATGGAGAAGGGAGTTATTCATGAAGACGGTGTTGATTTATTCAGGCGGTTTAGATAGTACAGTTTTGCTTACTCATTATTTAGATTTAGATTATGATGTTACTGCACTTCATTTTAATTATGGGCAGAAACATCATTTCAGGGAATATCTTGCTGTAAGAAGAATATTCAAACATTATAAGTTAAAGAATGAAAATTTAATTTCAATTGAGTTACCTTTTATTGGGCAACTTTTTAAATCAGCTTTATTAGAAGGTGGAGATGATATTCCAGATGGTTCATATGATAGAGACAATATGGGCAGTACAGTAGTTCCTTTTCGTAATGGGATAATGCTGTCCATCGCTGCTGGTTATGCCGAGAGTATAAATTGCTACCATATTGCTATTGCCAATCATGCTGGTGATCATACTCTATATCCAGACTGCACACCTACTTTTATATCTAATATGTTTAATGCTATAAATATTGGTACAAATAGAAAAGTATCTTTAGAATCACCATTTCTTCATATGAATAAAGCAGAAATTGTAAATGAAGGATTTATAATGAAAGTTCCATTACATCTTACATATAGTTGTTATAAAGGTGGTGAAAAACATTGTGGGGTTTGCGGAACGTGTAGAGAACGACGTAGCGCATTTAAAAAAGCAGGTGTACATGATCATACAGATTATATAGAATAATGCAAACTTAACTAGGTTATACCACCTTAAGGAGGAAGTTACGATGGAAAAGTGGAAACACATTGAAGACATGTCTGTTGAAGATGTTAGAAAAATGCAAGAAGAAATTTTAAATACATCGCTTCGTGCCATTACTGCACTTGATTTTTTAAAGGATAGTAATACAGAAGTCACATATAATTATAATGAACTTGAAGGTGTTTGTCCAATGACTGGTTTACCGGATAATTATGAATTAAAAATTATCTGGACGCCTAATAAGTACATACCAGAATTGAAGAGTCTTAGATTGTATTTTATTGAGTACCGTGACTTGCCAATCTTGCACGAACATTTGATTAATAAAATCTATGATGATTTCTTCAGGGCTGTCAAACCGCTAAAACTTCGTGTTGAAATTAATGTGGCTGTGAGGGGTGGAATTAGTACCAGATTAGTTAAAGGTGGTTTTGAAATTATTGATGAATTTCCAGTAAAAAAACATGAAGTTTTAATAGGAGATTGAATAATAGTACGTTCTATATATAGTTAAAGTATAATGCTTGTATCCTATTGAGTTGAAACGACTTATCGTTTCAGGGAGTGAGGCATATAAACATACCTTAAGTAAAGTAAAATGCAGCAGATACTGTTTAAACGTGCTTTAAGGCAATTTGAAAGGAGATTTAAAATAATGTACAAACTTAGGAAAACTGTTCAAATTTCAGCGAGTCATTATTTGGTATTACCATATGATTCTCCTTGTGAAAATATGCATGGTCATAATTATTATGTGACTGTTTATTTACATGCTGAAAAATTAAATTCTGAAGGTATGGTCATGGATTTTGCTTTGCTTAAAAAAGCAGTTATGAAATTTGATCATCAGAATTTGAATGACTATATGGGACAGCCAACTGCAGAGCATTTTGCCAGATTAATACATGAAGAAGTAAATGTTGCTATTGAGTCATTACATGCTGTATGTTACCGAGTTGCTGTAGAAGAAACGAAAGGAAGTGTTGCAATTTATGAACTATAAAATTAATGAAATATTCCAGAGTGTACAAGGAGAAGGATTGTGGGCTGGAACTGCTATGATATTTATCCGGTTCTCTGGATGTAATTTAAAATGTCAGTGGTGTGATACTAATCATGATAAAGTTAATTTAGAATTGACAGCGGAGGGGTTAATTGATCGAATTAGGGGAAGTAGTATAAAACATATTTGTTTAACCGGAGGTGAACCAGCACTACATATTGATTTAAACTTACTTCATTATCTTATTTTAGAACGTTATCATATACATATTGAAACAAATGGAACTATTCCTTTATCTAAAGAAATAAAAAAACATCTTTCTTGGGTAACTGTTTCACCGAAAAAAAATTGGATTTTAACATCTGGTCATGAACTCAAAGTAATATGGAATGGACAAACCGCTGAAGAATTAGAAAAATATTTTGATTCTGATTTTCATTATTATTTTCTTCAACCAGAGTGGGGTTATGTGAGTGGTATAACTACCCCATTTAATCATACAATGAAACAATTAACTAATATCATTATGGAGGATCCAAGATGGAGACTAAGCCTGCAGTTGCAAAAACTAATAAACGTAAAGTAAGTTGGGAAGAGATTAGACAGAAAATTTCTCCTTATTTAGATCAAATGAATAATAAAAATGTGTATGGTATTCCTAAAAATGGAATGATATTACTTGGATTTGCTTCTTATTTGAATAGATCTATTATACGCTGTTATGATCATCAAGAATGTGTTGATATTATTCTTGATGATATTGTTGCCTCAGGGCGTACTCGGGATAAATACATGGCACTAAATCCTAATGCGGAATTTATATCTTTGTATGATGCGAAAGATGAGCCGGGAACGTGGTTGGTATTTCCTTGGGAAGATGAACAGAAAGATGCCGAAGATTTAATCGTGCGACAACTGGAGTATATAGGTGAAGATCCATCCAGAGAAGGACTTGTTGATACGCCTAAACGTGTTTTAAAGTCATGGAATGAGTTATATAGAGGTTATGAGGAAGAAGTAAAATTAACTACCTTTACAGAGCCAAATGCTGATCAAATGATTATATTAAAAGACATTAATTTTTATTCAATGTGTGAGCATCATATGTTACCTTTCTTTGGCAAAGTTCATATTGGATATATACCCAGAAAAGGTAGTATTGTAGGTACATCAAAACTTGTTAGATTAGTAGAAGTATTTAGTCGTAGATTACAGATTCAAGAGCGTCTTACTTCTCAAATTTCTTCTCAATTAATGGAAGATTTATATCCAGAAGGAGTGGGTGTAGTAGTTGAAGCACAGCACCTTTGTATGCTTATGAGAGGTGTTAGGAGTCAAAATTCAGTATTTACTACCACATCTTTATTAGGTGCCTTTAGAGAGGATGCAGCAACACGAGATGAGTTCCTTAAAAGAATTTCTTGATTTTTATTGATTATTGTTTGAAATTGTATTATATTATACGTATGAATTACGTTGATATTACGTTGATTAAATATTAAATACGTTGTTTTAAAGAGGTTAGGTCATTTTTTGAAATTTTCTAAAATGTTAAATGTATCATTCTATTATATGTTATGAATTATTAAAAACTCAAAACGCAATAAAAACGCAATATTGAGGTTAGGTGTGTATGTATCTAACTAATGTAAAGATAATCTTAAAAATTACTATAAACTAATAATATAAACATATATACATATCATACATCAATATTGCGTTTTTAT